ATAGTGGTGCCTCGCTCCGCTGCCATCCGAGCGTGTTCCTTAGAATCTGTTTTGATTCGATCAATATAAGCTTCCTCTGACTCATCGGTCAGTTTAGGTAGCGTCATACAAGCCATCATCATCTGGTTCAACTTCCACGCTTCAAGACCTGGTTTGGCAGCTACCCCCAGTATCGTTGTCACTGAGGGATACAGGTTCATTGTCCTTGCATCTCTGAGTGTTGTAGGTCGTTGGTTACCGTTCTTTGCTACGACCGTGTACTGTGGTTTACCTTCTTGGGTATACCAGTGTTGAGATTCACTTGCTCTTGCGATTACTGTTGTCATTGTTTTCCTTAAGTTTTCTTTTAAGACCCTTGATTGCTGGACTGTTTTCGCCTGTGCGTGATTTACAGTATTCAACAAACTTAGGCATATTTAGGTTTTCCTTTTGCGTCCCCCATCGCAAATTTTCAGGTTTGTTATTGAGGGCGTTTTCATCAAGATGCAAAACCACTGCACGTTTAAATGGGGGTGGACCGTGAAAGGCTTCGCAAACAAGTCGATGGATTTTCATGTTTCCCAATTTCCTGTTTGACAACCCCATGTATTCGTGCCTGGCTGTTTTTGATGCCTTGGATTTGAATCCGAAAGTTGGTTTTGGTTGATATTTTCGAATACCGCCATTTGGTAATGGTGCAACACCATCTGGCAGTTTTACTCGACCCCATGAACTAGCCATTAAGCCTGGCTTGCTCGGTACTGGCTTCCATTGTTCATTCATTTAGACATGATAACATATCAATTCTAAAATGGTAAATCAGAGTCATCATCTTCTAATTCATGTGGCATATCTTCAAAACCTGTGGAATTTTTAGACTTCCACTCAGGAGAGTTTTCAATCTTCTCTTTCAAGTTTTTGCTGAGTTTTTCAAATACTTCCATATCTGGATTAGAGATACTGAACAACTGACAAGCGTTAACACCCTTGGGTAACCCTGCTTTCTTGATCATCTGCGGTACAGACGTAATAGACTCAACATTAGAGTAGTTCTTTCCCCCCACATCTTTTTGCACGACGTTGACCATGCACCACTGATCAAGAATCTTTTTAAGGTCAAATTTGGTCAGTTCATCAGGGGTAAAGGGTGTGCCTCTCCACGCCTGTAGATCAATCCTGAGTGCTGATTTGTCTGTCCAAGATAGGTTATAGCTCTTAAATATAGCCATAGGTTCACCAGACTCTGTGACGAGTGGGTTGCCACTGTCGTCTTCACCGTGAAGTTCCCAGCCGATCATGATCTTACGCTTGAAAGTAATCTCGCCTTTGTACTCAGATTTTTGTGTGCCAAGGTCAACAACTCTGTAGCATCTTGCTAGGAAGAGTCCCCCTGGGACGGGTTTAAATTTTGAACTGGATGTGCTTGTTGCGTATAGACTCATGATGTTTCCTCGATCAGTTTGTTGTAAATAAGTTTTTGTTGTGGTGTTAATTGTTTAAAGTTTTCCATGAGTATGTAAAACTCATACTCTTCTTGCTCTTCTTTGTTTCTTTTGAATTCCTCGTATTCGTCTATAAGTTTTGAATTCATAGATACCTCCACACAGCTACAAAAGCGACAATTAAAATAAAAAACAACATAACGCCAATGGTTATGTAATCAATTATTTTGTCTATTTTGAAATACTCTGGATCTAAAAGAATATTTTGTAAAAGCTCTTCTTCTTTAGACGGTACTTGTGGGGGAGGAGTGTAGGCAGATCCTATCTTGATGCCTGTCTTTGTTGTCGTTAAGTCTTCCATTTGTTTCCTTTGTTTACACGGGTAGCCCGTGGAGATAATGTAGCATAGTTTTTTAACTGTAAGTTAACTGTGGTATATTTAACACAAAGTTAACGTATAATCACAACAGCAAACAATATAACTAAAGTAATTAGAGAAAGGGGAAAAGAATGAACGAAGAATATAATTTTTATTCACCACCAAAGCCAAATGTAAAGTTTAGACTTGGCAAAGATAGCAACATAACTTTTCATAGCCATATACCAAAACCGCCTAATGCTTTTCAACGATGGATGTTGAAAATATTGTTGGGTATTTATATGGAGTTAATAAATGATTAAAGATACAGCGGTACAGATACTTTTAGAGCACTTTAGCGAAGGCATGGTACGCACTATTGTTGATGCTATTGCTGAAGATGAACGTGAGGCGTGTGCAAAGGTGTGTGATGCTATGGATAGCATAAGCGATTACTACACATTAAGGGTTGAGTTAATTTGTGCTCAAGCTATTCGTGCAAGGGGACAAGAATGAAAGCATTCCCACATACATATGAAAAAACAATAGATGGTCATATTGCTACCTGCACTAATACAGGTATGGATTTGAGAGATTGGTTTGCAGGTCAATTTATTCCGTTGATATGTGAATATTCAGATAGAAACGGATGGGATTATGAAAATAACGCAAGAGTTTGTTATGCAATGGCAGACGCAATGATGAAAGCAAGGGGACAAGAATGAAAACCAAAGAAGAAATTAAAGAAGAGATTGTAGAGTTGTATGGTGCAAATCAAGCATTGACTGAGGCAATGAATCAACTGCACAAGCAGCAAATGGAAACGACAAAAAAAATGTTCGCATTGAACCATATGCTAAACGAAATGAAAGATGGGGACAAGAATGAAGTATAAAAAAATAAAAGATCGCATTCAACAGATGGATTTGATTGAAAAATACGGATCAAGAATAGATTTGATTGCAGGGAATGGTGAGTTGTACAACAAGTTTGACCAAAGGAATTACGAAGCCACACCACTGTCAGCCTACTGTACGGTAATCAGTGACTGGGATTTTGATAGGATGTTGGACGAGGTGGTACAGTTCGCTTTTGAAGAAACAATAAGAATGATAAAGAGGCAGGTCAATGAGATTGAGTGATTACTTTAAAGACGAGCCAAAAGGGGCTATATTAGAAATGGCACAATATTTAGGGGTAACTGCTACTTGGTTATCTTTGCTGATCCACGGACACCGTAGACCATCTCCAGAGTTGGCAGTAAAGATAGAAGAGGCGACCCAAGGACTGGTGAAAAGAGACGTTCTCAGACCTGATATTTTCATGTTATGATTACGGGGACATGGCTAGGTTAGCTCCCGAAGAGACGATTCGTTACCGTCCTGTCCTCTGTCCCCACCCTGTATTTAGTAACGATTGACCAACAACGTGAGGTTTTATGCACTACTATAGTTTTCACATTGGTGACTACAAAAGTCACACTCATCATTTAAATATCATAGAAGATCTAGCTTATAGAAGGCTCTTGGATCACTATTACCTACATGAAGCTCCTATCAAGCAACGGGATATTGCTCGTCAGATTGGTATGCGTGATCATGAGGCAGAGGTCTTATCGGTATTGGAGGAATTCTTTTTATCCACAGACGTAGGCTATATCAACCCAAGGGCTGATGCCGAAATTGCGGGTTATCACGAACTAAAAGCCGCGGGGAAAAGAGGTGCCCAAAAGCGATGGCATAAGGATGGCAATCACCAACCTATAGCCACCCTATCGCCACCCCAATCGGGGGCTAATGCTACCCCAATAGCAACCAGTAACCATAAACCAGTAACCAGTAATAGAGATACAACTCGTGGAACTCGTCTACCTTCTGACGCTACGCTATCTCTCGAATACCAAGACTTCTGTCAAAAGACAAGACCTGACTTAAACCCTGATCAACTCTTTGAAGGGTTCCGAGATTATTGGATAGCCCAACCAGGTCAGAAAGGTGTAAAGCTTGATTGGTTTGCAACTTGGAGAACATGGGTGAGAAACCAAAAGGTTACGCAAACTACAACTGTCAGCAAACAACCAAATTTCAAGGTGGGCATATGAAGGGTCACACAAAACTAATCGAGTTGCGAAAAAGTAACGTCACGCCAAGCATGGCTTTTATCTACGATTCCAAGTACGAACCCAACTGGTTTGATGAGGAACAGTCTCCTGAGATCTCAATTGGCGACGAGAACGAGCTTAGAAGGCTCGACATGAGGTTTTTGGTGGGCATGAGTATCTTTGCCTATGCCAACACAAAAGAACGTGCTATAGCCCTGTTTGAAGCGTTGCTGAAGGCTAACTGCACCATGATTACTGTGACTTGGACTGGTGAGATAAGACAAAAGCATTACTGGTCAAGAATGTACGACTCAAGAACTGGATTTGACGAATTGGAGGTTGCAGATGAACTTACTGCCTGATGACATAGATTTTGAAGCTTACCTTCAGGCGACTGAGATGAAGGTTAAGGTAATCCGTGGTGAGTACTTCATTGCTGACCTCAAGGCTAACTTGATTGAGCACAAGGACAACAAGAAGATTACCCTACCTTGGGCGAAAACTGCACCATTCTTTCACTTCAGACAGGGGGAAGTGACGGTGTGGGCAGGGCAGAACGGTCATGGCAAGTCTATGGTCACAACTCAAGTGGCTTTAGGTTTGATTAAGCAACAGCAAAAAGTCTGTATTGCGAGTTTTGAGATGAAACCAGTGACCACAATGGGTCGCATGGCTCGGCAGTTCATAGGCATGAACCCAACATCACCAGAGTTTTTAAATCAGGAAGGTATCCAAGCTTTGGGTGAGTTGTACGACGAGTTCGGAGACTGGGTTAAGGATGGTCTGTGGTTCTATGACCAACAGGGTTCTGTTCAACCCGACACAGTGCTTGGGATGATCAAGTATTGTTTTGAGGAGTTGAAGATGCAACACATATTCGTTGACTCGCTGATGAAGTGCGTGATGGGGGAGGACGACTATAACGGACAGAAGTACTTTATTGACAGATGCTGTGGACTGGCTAGGGATTATGGTGGTCACATACATATCGTCCACCACTTGAGAAAGCCCAAGGATGAGTATGCTTTGCCTGACAAGCACGACAACAAGGGTTCAGGCTCAATTACTGACCAACCTGACAACATCATGCTCGTGTGGCGCAATAAAAAGAAAGAGGACGATCTGAAGTCTAAGGGGATACTCAGCGCCGCACAGTCTGACCCTGACGCCATGATCCTATGTCGTAAGCAAAGGAATGGGGAGGATGAGCCGACGTTTAACCTCTGGTACCACAAAGACTCTCAGCAGTACGTTGAGGAGCAGGGCAAAGACCCAATGAGATTTAGGACAGCATTTTGATGTGGTATCCTTAACTCGAAGTTAATCCATAGGAGTTGTAATTGAAATATTTAAGTGTATGTAGTGGTATCGAAGCGGCGACAGTTGCTTGGCATTCGCTGGGTTGGGAGGCAGCAGGATTTAGTGAGATTGAGAAATTCCCATCAGAAGTTTTAAAACATCATTATCCAAACGTCACTAATTTTGGTGACATGACTAAATATAAGGAGTGGAATCTTGGAACAATTGAGCTTTTGGTCGGAGGAACCCCGTGTCAGTCCTTCAGTGTCGCAGGACTCAGAAAAGGACTTGAAGACCCAAGAGGAAACCTCATGCTCACCTATTGTGGATTACTTGACCACTTTAAGCCCAAATGGTTTGTCTGGGAAAACGTCCCAGGTGTCCTCAGTTCGTCGGGAGGACGGGACTTTGGTTCCTTCCTTGGGGCGGTGGCAGAACTCGGGTATGGGTGGGCCTACCGAGTCCTTGACGCTCAGTACTTCGGAGTGGCACAAAGACGCCGCCGTGTGTTTGTTGTCGGATGTCTTGGAGACTGGGAGTCTGCCGCAAAGGTTCTTTTTGAGCCAGAAAGCTTGCGCGGGAATCCTCCGCCGAGCAGAAAGCAGAGGCAAGAAACTGCCGCCACAATTACAGCACGCTTTGGAGCGAGTCGCAACAACCATGAAGAGTGCGTAGTGTATGAGAACCACCCAAGTGACTCCAGGGTCAAGCTAATGGGTGATGTATGCCAAACTGTAACGTCTAGTTGGGGTACTGGCGGAGGAAATACTCCATTTGTTCAGGCGATAGCATTGGCAGAGAATACTATTGGTAGGCAGCCACAGAATGGCGGTAATGGGGATGGATTTACAGAGGGTGGTCCGATGTATACATTAAATGCTACAGGTGTGCATGGCGTTGCATATTCTTTTGATAGTCTTGCAAGCAATAGCATGAAGTCTAAAAATCCAGATAGCGGATGCAGGCAGGTTGAATTGTCCAAAACTTTAAATACTACAGTGCCTGATCCAAGTAAGAATCAAGGTGGACTAGGTATTGTTCAGGCAATTGATATGTATAACCTAACCATCAATCAAAAAACAACGCAAACATTGCGCGGGAATGGTTCTATTGATCATGTTGGAGGGGTTTTGCAGTCTCAGAATATCTCAGTCCAAGCCTTTGACACCTACAACCATTCGTTATCGGATGTCAATCAAACTATTAAAAGCCCACAAGGCGGAGTAAATGAATCAATTGGAACTGTTATTGCTCCAACGCTAACTACAAATGACCCTTCAAGGTCACCGCAATCCTCAGAAGTTACTCAGCAAGTTAATGCGGTTTATCAGGCGTCTATGGCAGTAAGAAGGCTGACCCCAGTTGAATGCGAAAGACTGCAAGGATTCCCTGATAATTACACCGACATCAAGCCAAAAGGGAAAGACACGCCCGATGGTCCAAGATATAAAGCGCTCGGCAATTCAATGGCTGTACCCGTCATGGCTTGGATCGGCAAAAGAATACAGATGGTTGAA